GGGCTCAGATTTTTGTTTATTTATTATTTGTCGCAACTTAAATATATATTCTTCTAATTCTTTTATTTTTTTCTTTTCTTCACTTAATTTTATATTATTCAATTCAGATGTTATTTGTGTGCTATCATTTAAAATGATAGAAAATTGTTCTCTTGTTTTTTTTAAATCTGCTAAAGCATTAGTAAGTTCTGCTAATAAATTTGCGAAATCCAAAACATTTTGTGCCATTCTTCGCCGTTCAGATTTTATTGCTTCTATCTCTTCCAAAATTTTCTTTATATTATTTTTCGTTTCGTTATCAATATTATTTCTATCGTTTGAAAATTTATTTATAAATTCACTTAATTTTAAATTTAATGCACTAATCGTTGCAGAATGTGTGTCTAAATTATTTTTGAAATGTGACGTATGTTCATTAAATAATTTTTTAGTTTCGTTGACAGTGTTTTGTAACTTTTCAAATTGATCCTTATATTGTTCAACTTCTTTACTTCTATCTTGTCTTCTCTCTTGGTCCATATGAAGCGATTCTAAACGAAATATTCTTTTATTATCTTCGTTATGCTTATTTTCTAAATTATTAATTAATTGATTAAAATGTTTTCCTTGTTGTTTTAATAATGCTTTATCATGGTTGTTAATATTTAATTGTTGCTGGACGAATTTTATAAATTGGTCTTTGTCTTCTTTTAAATGCTTAACTTGAGCTTCATGTAAAGAATTTATTGTTGCTAATTGTTGCTCATAAATCTTCTTAATACTATTATCTTGTAATGCTGGTAATAGAGAGATTTGTCTTAATATCTCATTATACTTTTGAGTTTGGTCTGTTTTTAATTTTGTTATTTCAGATTGTATCTTATTCTCTATATTTGTCCCTAACTCACGTAACGCATGACCATGCTCTTTTTTTAAATTAGATACTAATTCATGATGTTCATTTGCCAACTTTTTTAAATCGCTCGAAATGTCCTTATTACTTTGTTCTAAACTACTTAATTTCTTGCGTTGGTCGTTATAAGTTTTATTTAATTTTTCTAATTGTTTTGCTTGTAATTCAATCAAGCTTACTACTTGCTTATGTCTAATCTCTTCATTATTATCAAATCTTATTAGAAGATTTTGATGATCATTGCGAATATCATCAATCTTCCGATTAAGTGCAGCAATCTCGTCTGTTATTTTATTTTGATTTGTTGAAAGTTGTGTATTTAATGCATTTTTATCATTTGTTAATTGTATTTTTATATCCCCAATTTCTTTTAATATTGTTGAATTTATTTGTCCTTGTCCTTGTCCTTGTCCTTGTCTCTGAGATTGAGATAACTTTAGTTCTAACATTTTTAAATCAGTATCAAATTTATCCTTCATATTCTGTCTTTCTTCAGATTTCAATTGGTTTTGTAATTGTCTATCTTTATTCATATCTTCATTAAATTTTATTTGGAATTTTAACATTGTATCATTTTGTCTATCTATCTTGTCTTGAAATCTTTTTAATTCCATTCTCTGTTCGAGTTGATCAACACGTAATTTCTCTTTTAAACGATTTATCTCATTAGATTGTGTATTACTTGTACCACTACTTGTATTACTTGTATCAGTTTGTACTGCTTGATTTATAAATACCTCTGAATTTTTTAATTTGTTAAAAATATTTCTTAACGAATTTCTAATTATATCTATTGTATCATCTTCGCGATAATTTTTTTTAAAATACTTATTTCTTATATTTTCTTCTATTTGTTCCCCCAATCTTATTGCCATAGATTTTGTTGTTGATTGATTCCCTATTTTTTTATCGGAGGAAACAGATGTCATTGTATTTAGATTATTCACACCAGACATTCTATATAACTATATATAATAAAATACATAAATATTTTAGTTCTTTAATTCTAAAATAATCTATTATTATATATATATAATGACTCAAATCTGTTTTGATAAATTTTGCTTTAATCTTAAAAATATTTATATAATAATAATTGTTTTAATTGGATTATTCATCTTTTGTAACTATATTATCCAAAATCCATTAGATAATCCACAAAAAAAATGTGCAAAATGTATAACTAAAACTTTTATAACCAATCCAATAAACACTGCTGGAATGAATACAATTCGAAGTAATAATAATATGCAATCTCCACCAGAAAGATCATACGCTCTTACAAAAAGAAGTATGCCACAACAAACTGGCAATGGTATACCAATAAATATTCCTACACAAGGAGAACCAACAAGTTTTCAAAAGGTTGGAGTTTTAACAAATAATTCTAACGATCCTGACAATGCTCGTTTACCACTATTTGGAAGACCAAAATATCCAGGTTCAAATGATTATGATTATTACGTAATGGACGGGTCACGTAATGGTAATAAAATTGCGATTGATTCTAAAAAAGAATTAGATACTGATGATGAAATAGCAGTTCCAAGTTTCAACGGTTCATACAAAGTTAGTTTATATTCATATGATCAACCAAAATATATACCGTTTTAATTTAAATTAAAAAAAGAATATAATTTAGATATATATATATTTAGTTCAATGTCATCAATGGAAGAAGAAATGAAAAAAGCAAACAAAAAAAAGATGATGAAGCAAGCTAAACAGCAACAAAAATTAGCAGAAATGGAACAGGATTTTTTAAAAAGTAAGACTCTTGGTATATATAACTATATAATAGATATTGATAGAAATTCATTACTGACATATGGTTTTGTTCTAATTACAATTGTATTTTTAATATCTATGATAGATATTAAATTTAATTTTATTTTAGCAGTTGTAATTGGCATAGGTGTAATATATTTTTTAAATGAAAAGAGGAGAGCAACCGAAAGTGGGGAAATGAGCCAGCTAGAATTAAAATTAACAAGAATATTTCCTCCACCTGATTATTTTTACATGGATTCAGGTATAGTTGAATTGACATATGATATCCAAGAATTTAAAAAATATAATGAAAAATCTTACGAAAATATGATCAAACATATTGATAACGTATTACATTTACGACTCGATATAGAAAGAGGGGTAAAACATTGTGAGGCAACAGTTGATATTGCAAAAGATGAAAGAGATGATGCTTTAAATAGTTTACATTCTATAATATATAAAACACCATCAAATCGTGAATTTGAAAGTAAATTAACAAAAGCATTAGAATCGTTACAATACATATTACAATTACATATAGATTTTATGATACAAAATTGTAATAATCGATATAAAAAATCAGGACCAAATATTAATAATAAAATGTTATATCAAGATGATCCGAAACCAATTGATAATAGAAAATGTAAAGACCAAAATTATTATGTTTATTATTAAATAATTTTCCAATATCTTTCATAATAATTCTTTTTAGAAGATTTTATATTGTTTGAATATTTTTTAAAAAGATATTTTATTTTTTTTTCATCATTTGTTCCAAAACAGACTCGTAATTGACTTTTATACATTAAAATTAATTTTATTTTTTTTTCAAATATACTTTCATTAAATTCGATAATTTGATTTTCATAATTAAATTTTTTTGGCAATTTATTATATAAATACAAATGTAAAAAACAGAAGGGTTTAATTAAATTTTTTGAAATTCCTGATAATTTTTCTATAAAATTACAATTACTTTCAGAATCAAACCAAATATTTCTATTTCTTGATTCACGAACTAATCTATACTTTAAATTAGTATACAAAAATGAATATGGAATATCTTCATAAAAAAGAACATTGTATTTAGATCTTAAAATAATTCCAATATCATGGATTAATAAATGGTCTGGATGAAAACCACTTCCTAATGGAAAATATAAAATTCCATTATCTTTCAATCCTTCTCCAACAAGTTTTATAATTTTTTTTGAATATTTTTCATAAAATTCAATATCTTGTGATAATAAATATTTTTTTGAAGGAAATATTATCATATTTAGTATATTCATTTTCATATGTCTATGCAAAATTTCTGGAAAATCTAAATAAACAAAATCAACTTTTATCTCTTTCATTGCATTAGTATCCTCTTTTCTTCTTATTTTTAAACAAGATACCTTATTATATAAATTTTGAAGCATATTGATATTATTATTACTAATAGATATTGGCTTGTCGGAACAGGATGAATTTAAATTAGTTTTGTTATGTGTAAAAACGGTTATTATTAATATAGATTTGTAATTTTTTAAATTTTGATATAAACTACCTGATGCCGAAAAAACTACATCATCCATATGAGGTGATACGTAAATACAATCATATTTTTTTACCATGATGAATTAAACTATAACTATACTTATAATCTATATATAATTATTTATCCAAAAAATAGAAAAATAAAAATAGCAAGAACTGCTAGAAACATACCAAGATATAAGATACGATTTTCTTTTAAAAACACTTGTAAAATAGAGTCAATACTATCATATGTTTCACCACGTGTTAAATCATTTAATGTTAATAATATAGAACTTGCTACATTTTGTAATAAAACTTTTACTGGTTGATCAAATAAACTTTTTTCTTGTTTTTCTTCTTTAGACATTACCTTTATAATAAATTTATAGAAAATTAATTTTTATATAATGTATAGTTTATTATTTAAATAATACATACAATTTTAACAATCTCTAAAAACAGCTTTCTCTAAAGATTTTAAAAATTCTTGTATTGATATTTTTTGTTTCGAACTTATACTTGGGAAATTTTTAATAGTTGCGTCTTGATATTGATCTTGATCATTATAATTATTTGATACTTTTATATCTAGACCTTGATTTTGCTTATTATTTTCCCTTCTTTTAGTGACAAACTCTGGATATAAGATATCACGCAATAGTGTTGTAATTGGTGACACATCGGATGAATAATTACCACAACAAATTGATAAACTATTAAATGATTCAGAAAAACATTTTTGACAAATTGTTTTATCATTCAATAAAAACCAAACATGATTGGTATTATGTCTTCTACCTACATTTTGACAGTATTGCGAATCAGTTTGGATAACGTAATATCTTTTCTTTTTGGGACCACATTGAAAAATATCTTTAATATTTTGATCCTTATATTCAATATGATCATTAAACAAATTTTTTATAAATTTTCTAATAGATACAAATTCTGTAGAATCATGACTCAAATTTATTTTTCTTTTCATACCTTTTTTTGTTTTCATAATATCCGAAAATGAAGTTATTTTCTTCTTCTTCTTTTTTCGTTTAGCTGATGGTTTTTCTAAATGTTCTATTAATTTAGTTGCATCAAACCATGTTGGATAATCTTGATTTGTTAATCGTTTAATATTTCTTTCTATATCGAATGTACGAATAGATGTTTGTTTTAACATCTCAAAATAATCATTTTTTAAAACATCTAATTCATCACTTAAAACATTTCCATTACCATCTAAAACTAAACTTGGCATATATATTCTCCCATTTCCTTCTAACTTTTTACCATCTCCAAAACAGACTTCGCAATATTCAACTTTATCTTTTTTCCCTTTACATAAAGGACATTTCACTTTTTTTGAAGAACCTTTCATTCGCAATCCCGAAGAACTATAAACAGCATAATCAATTACTTCTTCCCAAGGATTATAACTTGGTCGTAATGTGTGATGTTGTGATAAATATTGAATAATTACACTTCTTAAATATTTAGCATGTAAAACATCTACATATACATTTGGCCAAATTATATGAATACCAGTCTTTTTTAATTCATAACCATGATCAGTAATTGTTTTATATTCTCCTGTTGTACAAACTATTATTTTACGCTCATATACACTTAAATCATTTCTTAAAAATAATTCTAAACCAGTTTGAATTTTTTTTGCTATTATTTCAATTTCATCATCAGTTAATGGTTGTTCATCAACATAATCTATATCCACTAAAAAACGAAATATTTCTGTTCTATTTTCTGAAATACAATTTATTTTTTCTTGACAAATATCCATTGATAATACATTGTAAAAATCCGTATATAATTCTCTTGGAATATGAAGTTTACCGCCATCTAATAGTAAATGTGTATATTCTCTATCTTGACCTCGTTTAACAAAACATTTATTTTTAAAAAGCCATTTTTTCAAATTTGTTATTCCTCCATTATTCATAATTTAATTCCAAATTATTATATATAATTATAATAATTTACATTTAATTATTTAAATAAAATTATTATTAAAATAATTAAATCCAAATATTATCTATGATATCAATAGAAAATACATACTTTTTTTTGATTTATATATTTAAGTCCCAAATTTAAATATGAATTATAATTCAAATTTATACATAGCGGGACAAAGAATATTTTGAATTAAATGGCATTTCATTATATCGACACCATTCAATCGCATTACGATTTTGAACCATTTCATAAAAACTAAAAATATCAGAATTAGTTTCCATATCACCAATCCTTTCATTCCGATTCATATCCGTTATTAAACTTAATATATGATCAATATTATCTATTTGGGATGGAATAAAGTTATTATTATGATCTTCAATTTGAGATTTAATATCATTATTACAATATTCATTTCTAAATATTGATGAAACAAATGATCCTCTTTTTGTTTTTTCATACTTACCATTATTTAATACTGATTTATAACGAATTGCGTTATTTGATATTGATAAAGATGTTTTATGCAATTTATTTATTTCCTTTTTTGTTATACCTTTAAATCCTAAACAAACAACATATCTCTCTGAATTTGCTGGACGACTTGTTAAAGGTTTAGTTATAAAAACTTCTTTATAGTAAATTGATAAAAGAGCAAATAATTGACATGTTGGTAAAGTAAACATATCATAAATTTTTAAAATAAAACATCCACCTTTTTTTTGAATAGATAACGCACAAATAACTTCATTATAAAATAATGGAAAATGAATTTGTTCTTTTAAATTTTCATCTTCTATTGATATCGAATATCCGCCATCAGCCGTGACAATATCCATTTTTTTACCCCCTTCAGTAACATAATTACAAAAATATTCTAAAATTTCATAATTCATTAAATCTCCATCATGATTTTTATCCTCATCACCATATGTTAAAATAACCTTATCATTTTCAAAAAACTTGTTATTCCATTTAGTTATATTTTGAGTACCATCACGTAAAGTAATTCCATATATTTTGGTAGGTTTATTACAACGATATTCTAAAATACTTTGTAAAAATCCACCCGGACCTTCTGCTAAAGTTACACAAGTTAAGGGATCATCACTGCAAATATTCATTTTTTTTTCGTATTGTTTCATAATTTCCCACAATTTAAAAAATGAACGACTATAAACATCTTGATACATTGGGATTTTTATTTGGTTCATTCCATCTAATGCTGAATATTTCATATTATATGGAATTCGTTTTGTATAAGGATGTTTGTCACATATATATTCATAATCATTTGTTAAATTACGACAAAAATACCATTTCTTTGAATCAATTTGGTCTATCTGACTTTTTATTTTTATCAAATCATTATATAAATTATTATTAATTATAGGAATTAACGGTTCTTCAGAATAAGAAATTCCACATGAAATCTTAATTGTTGTTTTTTTTGATTCACTCATATTTTTTTTAATAAAATCAAAGTTTAATATTATTAATATTATTTTATTAATGATATAAATTTTCAATTTTAATGAATTTTTTTTATATGCTAATTATATAAAACAAATGGTCGCTTCTAATATTCTTAACTTTTTACGTCTCGATGACAGCAGAACTATTGTTCTTAACTTATGTACAGCAATTGGTGCATGGGGTGGATTTCCAGATGCTCCAGCTATTTTCACTAGAACCGTAGACTCATACCCAATGCTCAAATGGGTTCTTTTATCTGTTCTTATCTACCAAGGTGGTGGTGAACAAGATTTTCAACTTGCAATAGAACTTACCGTACTCATCTATTTCGTTTACAATATCCTTGAATCATATGAACAAAGCAAACAAGAATTATTTTAAATTATAGTATATAGCATATTTAAAAATTTCTTTTGTTTCTCATATCCAATACAATAATATATATAAAATTTATATTTACTAAATTAAGATTAGGAGTATTGATTTAGTTAATATAAATAAATTTCTAAATATAATATATTTATCATTTGCCGATGTCTAATGAATTTAAAGATAATCGGGAGAAATCCCCGAATTCTCGATATATTAAGTTAAATCGGGATAAAATAGGACAAGGAGGTCAAAAAAAAGTATTTAAAGCATATGATACAATCAAAGGAATTGAAGTAGCATGGAATGAAATTGATGTTTCACCATTTGATTCAAAAATACAAGAACAAATTTACAAGGAAATAGAAATTCTACAGAAATGTAATAATCAATGTGTTTATATCATAAAACTATATGATAATTGGATTGATAATTCGAGAGAAAAAATTATATTTATTACTGAAATTGCAACATCTGGAAGTTTAAGAGAATTTATAAATAAAGTTAAAAATATTAAATTACGAATTATTAAAAAATGGATAAAACAGATTTTATACGGTATTAAATTTTTACATGATAATGATATCATTCATAGAGATATAAAATGCGATAATATATTTATTAATGGTACCACTGGAAATATTATTATTGGTGATTTTGGATTAGCAAAAAATATGGAAAATGATATTACTAAAACAATACTTGGAACTCCTGAATTTATGGCACCAGAAATATATAATGAATGTTATGATAAACGAATTGATATTTATTCATTTGGAATGGCAATACTAGAAATTATATCTGGGAAAACGCCATATTCAGAATGTGATACAATCCCTAAAATTTGGAAAAAAGTTATTAATGGAATTAAACCAAAAATTATATCCAGAATAAAACATAAAAAATTAAAAGATATCATTGAAAAATGTATATGTAATTATTCAAACAGAATAACTATCGATGAATTACTTCAAAATGAATTCCTTAATAGTACTGAAGATGATGATATTGAATCATTTTTATATGGTAAAGATGAAATGATTAAAAAAAAAAAAAATTTAACCAGAAATGGAAAAAAAATAGCTATCACTGAAAAAAAAATTATTCATGATGCAGAACTAGAAGCTGAAAAAATTATTAAAAAAGCTAGAAAAAAAGCAAATAAAATTATTAAAAAAGCAAAAATAATCGCAACTACATCCTCTGATGAAACAAATCAAAATGATGACCAAAAAAGAAATAAAATTATTCAAACAAATAATGAAACTTCTATTAAAAGAAAAAATTCAGAACAGAATATCGAAAAACTTATTGAAAAATCAATTAATAGTATCAGTAGTAATAAAATTGTTATTTAATTTTTCAAATCTTAACATTTTTTTATTTTTCTTAACGTTATTAACATCAAATATCGTTGAGTGAAAAGAAATATAAACATCTGGACGTATTATTTGACATGCCATAATGGACTCAGTTATATTTTGTATCGCATCGCTATTAACACAATCCATTGGCTTCATCGAACCTGTAAAAATTATTGGAACATTTATTTCAGATAAATTTTCTTTACAAAATTTAGCACTCTTAACCATTCTATCTGTTCCATGCAAAATAATAATAGGCTAGAACTGTTATTAATATTACTACTTAACTTTACTCAAAAATGATATAAGGAAATACATACTAATTAATAAAGTATTAATATGTATGTATCACAAAAAGAAGCATGTAAATTTTTCGGAGTCTC